GCCGACCTTGTTGCCGTGGTCGGCCGCGACCTTGTCAATCGTCACGAGCGTCGGGTACGTGACCGACTTGGTGGTGCGCGCCTTGTTCGCCCCCACGCTGTCGCCGAGGTCGCGCAGCCCGTTGTACAGCGACACCAGCACGCCGTGATAGGGCCACGTCACGTGGCTCTCGAGCGCCTTGACGCTCTTGATGACGGACGCGACGGTGCCGAGCGCCTTGTTGATGAGCGCGAGCGCCTGCATCTTGGCAAGCCCGATGGCGCTTTCGATCTGTCCGACGAGGTCCTCGAAGCTCGTGGCGAGCTCGCCGCTGGGGAAGGGCACGTCGACGGCCGCGCCCCATTCGTCGGCCTCTTGCGCCAGTGCCTTGAGCCCCACCTCGAGCGCGTCGAACTGCACCTTCTCGCTCGGGTCGAGGACCGTCTGCGAGAACTTGACCGACACGACGATGCCGGCCGTCGCCTGCGCCACGAGCTGCACGTCGCCGCTCATCACGACCGCGTCGATGACGCCGATGAGCGGGTGGCGAAGCTCGCCCGGCGAGCCGTCGAACAGCGCGACGCGCCACCGCTCCCAGAGGTCTGGGAAGAGCCGAGGCTCGAGCGAGTTGAGGAAGTAGAGCCTGAAGTCGAGCGGGATGGGGTCGAGCCCCGTCCAGTCGTGCGCCGCCCCGTCGATGTAGGGGAAGCGCTTCTCGGCCTGCGAATGCGAGAACGAGAACGACGCCGAGTCGTACGGTGGCGAGCGCAGCCCGCGCCATGTCATGAGCGGGAGCGCCTGGATCGCGAGGTTCGGGTGCGCCGGAGGCATTACCCGCCGACTCCGATGTCACTGCGCTTCAGGCTTGCGCCGGCCTCGCGGATGTTGGCTGCCGCGCCCTCGACCGCTGCGGCGAAGGACGTGCCTGCGCCCTCGACGCCGGCCGCGAACTTGTCGGCGCCTGGACCTTCGTCTCCGCCAGCGGCGGCCTTGTCGCCGGCCGCGCGGGCCGCGGCAGCCCTGGACTGCGCGCGGTCGAACGAGGAATAGAAGCCGACGCCGGCTCCTGCGCCGCGCGATTCGTCCATCGCGATCTCGTCGCTCGTGCGCGTATCGGCACGAGACCAGTTGTCCTGCGCGGACTGGTACGCCCGAGCGGCCGCGCGCGCGCCACCGCCAGCGCGCAGTACGGCGTCGCGTGCCTGCTCGCCGGCGTTCACGCGCGATTGCCAATCGTCGTACTGCGACGAGGTCATGCCCCACAGCGTGGCGGCAGGGTTGCGCATCACGGCGTCTTGATGCGCCTGCGCCTCGTCGGCCGCCTTGGCCCGCTGCACGTCTTCTCCGTGGCTCCCGGTCACGGCTCCGACGATCGTGCTGCCGAGGTCGACCGCCGTCGACACGCCCTTTGCAGCCCAATCGACGACGGGCGCCACGACGCTCGCGAGCTTTCCGAGCGCGCTCGCAGCACTCGCGACAGCAGAAGCAAAGCTCTCGAGCCCTCCGCCCTCGGCCCACTTCGCGATCGATGCTCCCCACTGCGACACGATGGGGATGAGCTTGTCGCCGACACTCGCCTTCAGGCGCTCCCACACGCCCGTCAGCGTGTTGCCTACGCTGCGCTGGTTGATGGTCGCGTCGGCCTGCACATCGGAGAATCGCGCCGTCGTCTTGATGGCGCGGTCGAGCCGGTCGCGCAGCGCCTGCACGCCGTCGGCGCCGCTCGCCATCGACTCCGAGTAGACCTTCGTCAGCTCGGCGATGACGCCGCGGCTGCCCTCTTCGCCGAAGATCTCCTGAAGCTTGACCTTCTTCTTCTCGATGTCGGTGCCGCCCACCTTGCTGATGGTCTCGACCAGCACGTCCTGGATGTTGCGCGCCATCCCCTTGTCGTCGAACACCTTGACGCCCGACCGCTTCAAGGTCGTGCTCTGTGCCGTCAGCTGGCGGAACATGGCCTCGACGCTCGTGGCGGCCTGCTCTGCGCTGCCCGTGCCGCCGCGCGCAATCTGAGTGAGGCCGCCGAGCGTCGCGACGGCGCCCGCACCCTTGCCGATGCCGAGCTTGCCGGCCGCGGCCGTCAGCCTGTCGTACTGCGAGGCCGCGTCCTTGAGCTCGAAGGACCCCTGCTTGCCCTGGAACGTCAGCGTGGCAAACGCGTCGCGCATGCCTTCGACCGTCTTGATGTCGAACTTCTCGAACATGGCGGCGGCAGCGCTCGCGACCTCGTCCATGCGGGCCCCCGTTGCGCTCGCGACCGTCGCGAAGTCGCCCAGCATCGCCTCGCCCACGTCGCGGCGGCCCGTCTTGCTGACGAAGGTCTGCAGCCCGGTGCCGACATCGGCGCCGCTGAGCCCTGGCGTCGCAATGGCGACGGCCTCGAGTCGCTTGCGGATGGCGCCCACGTCGACGGTCTCGCCTGGCGCGCGAGACGAGGTAGCAATCTGGCGCGCGATGTCGTCCGTCGCGAACGCGCCGCGCAGGGCCGCGCCTCCGAGCCCCACGCCTGCGGCGGCCAACATGGCGCCGCCGCGCGCGACTGCACCGATGGCGCCGCTCGCCATGCTGCCGGCTACGGCGTCGCGCCTGGCCCACGCCTTCTGGCGGTCGCGCTCGGCGCGCTTCTCTTCGCGCTGCTGCGCCTGGATGGCGCGCCGCACGCCGCGCTGGCGCTCGCGCTCGTTCTGCTGGTCGGTGCGAGCCAGCGCCTTTGCGTGTCGCTCCATGGCGCGCTGCTTCTCGCGCGTGAGCTTTTCGTTCGCCTTGCGCTGCTGATCGATGCCGCGCTCGTGTGCGCGAGTGATCTGCTTCTGCGCGCGCTCTTCGGCGACGATGCGCTGCTTCGCGGTGCGCTCTGCCGCGCGCGCCGCCCGAACCTGTGCGCGCTCCTGGTCGCGTGCCACGCGCTCGGCAATCTTCGCCGTCTGGTTGACGTAGCGCGCCTCTTGCCGGTGCCCGCGCTCCACCACCGAGACGGAGCGCCCCACCTGGCGCGCGTGCTGTTGCTGCGCGCTCTCGATCGAGCGGAATGCCGACAGCACGGAGCCTTGCCCAGCTGCCGAGAAGATGTAGCGGACCGTGCGGTCAGCCACCGGCCGACCCCGTCACGATTGCGCCCATGGCGGCCATTGCGTCGTCGCCGATGTCGGTGAAGTCCGAGAACCCGCGCGCCTGCACGAACACGCCGTAAAACGCGCCCTGCATCACGTAGACCGTGAAGCCGAGGTGCCCGCCGTTGAGCTGCGCCTCGGTGCCGCCGCGCAGCTGCCCGGTGCGATTCTGGTACGTGCTCGACCGTCGCTCGAGCCGGGCCGCGTTCTTGCCAGCCCGCAGCGCGCGGAACGGCAGCGTGCGGATGCGCTCGTACTCCTCGCGCCACTTACGGTCGGCGTCAGAGAAGTCGACCCGCACCATCACGTCGCCTCAGTGTCGACCGGGCCCACGGCGTCGGCGTCTTGCGGCGGCGGCTCGTCGGCTGGCTCGTCGGTCGGCTCGTCGACGGGTGCCTCGCGCATCGTCACGATCTCTTGCGACAGCAGCACCACGAGCGAGGTCAGCACCTCGCGCGGGAAGCGCTCGAGCACGAGGTCGGGCAAGTCGGTGCCGGCCGCGCGCGCACACGACGACACGATCGCGTCGATGTGCTCGCGGTCGAGCCGGTAGTCGATGGGTCCGCACTTCGCCCGGACCTCGTTGTAGACATTCATGAGCACGGCGATCTGGTCGCCCGTCATGTTGTCGCGCATCCACTGGGGGCCCGGGAAAGCGGAGCGGCCGCTCGTCGGGTCCTTGCACGACCGGAACAGACACTCGACGCACTTGGCGTCGATCATCATGTCGGGGTCGTTCGCCGCGCTATCGTTGCCCGCGGCCTGCTGCTTCACGTACTGGTGCGCAGCGCGCAACGCGTCGTTCTCCTCCTGCTTGCGCAGGACGACGAATCGCACGACGCGCACGGGCGCGCCCGCCAGGCCGAAGAAGCCCGACACCTCGCGCTCCACGCTGGCGCGCGGCTGTGCCGCAATGCTCGCCGCGAGCTCGCTCAGCGACTCGGCTGGCTCTGCCGCCTGCGCTCCAGCACTGCCGCGCAGGCTGCTCGGTAGGCCATTACCTGGCCGTCGGTGAGGCTGCATGTGGGCTTTCCGTAGTACCGATCAGGCCGCTCGGAGAACACCTCGCCACCAATGCCGAGGTGCCTGTCGAGCGACGTGAACATCAGGTCCGCGATGCGCCAGTTGTCGCCGTCGAGCGCCACGCGCTGCAGCTCCCGCACCGTAGCGTCGCTGTACGGCGGACAGCACCGCACGAACGCCGCGCTCACGGCAGCGCACAGCGCGTCGAACTCGGGGCCCGGCAGCTGCGCGAGGTCGTCAGCAGAGTCGAGCCGACACGCGCGCACGACGAGCTCCACCACGCGCTCGCCGGGCGTCATGTCGCGTAGCTCCGCCACGTCCTGCGGCGGTAGTGCCACGACCTCGATTCGGCAGCCGCGCCATTCCACGACCTCGCGCGGTACGGGTGCCCGGCTTAGCAGACGGAACAGCGCGGACGGCTGCACATCACGCGAAGGCGCTGGGCGTGCCGACGAACTCGAAGCTTAGCTCGGTCTGTGATCCCACACCCGAGCTCATCGACACGCGCTTGATGTAGCCCTTGCTCTCGCACTTGGCGCCATTGGCGCCCAGCACGAACAGCATGGTCACCTGCGAGCTGTTGAGGTACGCCTCCTCGAACTTCTTCTCGATGCCCGTGATGGGCACGACGTTCGTGGCGGTGCAGCGCCGGACCTTCGGGCTCGGGCTGATGCCAGCGAAGCCGAGCGCGTTGGTCATGATCTCTTGGTCGTCGCCGGCGAGCTCCAGGTCGAGCTTGGTGTTCTCGGCGAGCAGGTCGTCGTTGAAGTACACGAAGGCAGCATCGTAGAGCATGGCATTCTCCCGTCAGTAGGCCGCGCTCGTCTCGAGCACCTTCGTCTCGCTCTTGTATCGATGCTCGACGGCATTGAGCTCGAGCGTGACGGTGAAGCCGGCGGCCGACTTCGCGACGAGGACACGCTCCTTCATGCTGGCGAGCAGGCTCGGTGCGAGAATGGGGCCGTCGTAGACCGTGCCGCCGAAGCTCGGCCGGCTCTTCACGGCCTCGTCGAGCACCGAGAAGATGACCTGCTTGACCAGGCTCGGCGTCGTGACGCCCTTGACGGGTTGCTTGCCCGCCACCTGGTCGTTGTCCATGAAGGGCGGCAGGCCGCTGTACCGGTCGAGCACCTGCTTCCAGATGAAGTCGGACACGAACGGCAAGTGACCCGAGCGCGCGCGGTAGTCGTTGTTGCCCGCGGCATTCAGGCTGCGGCTCGTGATGTGGCGCGGCACGTACGGCGTCCCGTTGCTGCGGAACGCGACCGGCGTGACGCCGTTGTTGAGATTCGCGCGAATCTCCGCCGCGGTCGCGCGGTCCGTCTTGACGTACGGATCCGGGATGAGCAGCACGTTCGTGCTGCCGAGCACCGGGTCGACCCCGTTCGAGTAGTTGAGCCAGCTGGCCGCCGGGTGGCGCATGTACTGGCGCCGGCAGATGGCGGCGAAGTGGGCCGCGATCATGCCTGGGGTCCAGTCGTTGTTCTCCGCGTGATAGAAGAACACGAAGGTCGAGTTCGCCTGCGCATCGGTGGCGGTCGTCGTCGCGTTGGCCTGCGTGGCGACGAGCCCGACGTGCAGCGTCTGGAACTTGCCGACCGTCGGGGCGACGGACGCGACCACCGCGACGGCGGCTTCGCCGATCTGGTTGTCGGTCGCCGTGATGGCGCCGGCCACGTACCAGGGGACGATCCAATGAAACTCGCCAGCGTCGGCCGCGGCGAATGCGGCCGTGCCGTCGTCCTCCACGGTGCCGGCAGAGAGTGCGCCCTTCGAGACGGTGGTGCCGCAGCTCGTCACGATGCGCATGCGGACGCCGCGCGTGGAGCCCGACCCGATGATCGTGGTGCCGAAGCGCGGCCCCTTCTGCGACGCCGTCACCGTGACGACGCCCGCCACGTTGCCGGCCGTCACCATCAGGCGACCGTCGTCGGCCGCGTTGATGGCCGACACGACCGCGGCCGCGATGGTCGTGACGTCGTCGCCGCTCGTGATGGCGCTGTAGAACTTCTCGCCGTGGACCTCGATCTCGACCGAGCTGTTCGCCGTCGCGCTGGTCGCGAACGTGAAGTCGGCAGAGGCCGAGTTGCCGGCGCTCTCCGTCACTGCGATGGCGTAGTAGGTCGCCGTCGGGTCGACCGCGATGGCCTTGCGGTACATCGCATAGACCTCGCTGCGATTGCCGAACCGGGCGCGGCAATCGGCGTCGTCCACGATGGGGGTGCCGAGCGTGTCGACCGTCTCACTGCCGGCAGACGTCTTGTTGCCGAAGATGAGGAACTTCATGTCCGGCGAGGTGCCGGAGCTCGGCCCCGCACCGAGGATGAACTCGCGCCGGTCGAGCGGGGTCGGATCGTTGGGGTCTACGCCGGTGAGAGGCATTGGTCACTTCTCCTTCTTCGGAGCGGGCTTCATGGCGGACTGAGCCGCCGATTCGTCGGCCGCGATCACCGGGCCGGACACGAGCTCGAGGTCGCCCGCCGCAATGGCCGCCCGGACGTGCGGGTGGTCGACGAGCAGCTGCGCGATCGGCCGATAGCGCTGGTGCAGGCTCACGCCCTCGGGGGCTTCGATGCGCTCGACGCCCAGGAAGCGGCGAGCGTCGGAACGGTGGTCGCTGACGAGCGCACCGGGGCGCCCGCGCACGAGTAGGAAGCGCGGCATTGTGAGACCTCGCGATTGCGTGTCGGGGCGCGAAGCGAGCGGCGCTCGCAGCGCGCGGTCAGTTGGCCATCTGGCCGGCGCCGATGAGCAGCCAGTCGGTGCCGTCGAAGTAGAACTCGGCCCAGTAGCGCACCGAGACCGGCATCGTGATGAGCGTGCCGGCGCCCGTGCCGCCGTTGACGACCGCCACGGTCCAGGCGCCCACGTCGAGCCGGACGATTCTGAGCACGTC